ATCGTCTGTCTGTCATGGGCGGTTAATCATTACCGTGATAACGCCACCGCCTACAAAGACCAGCGCGATAAAGCCACATCCATCATCGCTGATATGCAGAAGCGTCAACGTGATGTAGCAGAACTCGACGCCAGATACACAAAGGAGCTTGCTGATGCTAACGCGACTATCGAAAGTCTCCGTGCTGATGTTTCTGCTGGTCGTAAGCGCCTGCAAGTCGCCGCCACCTGTGCAAAGTCAACGACCGGAGCCGGCGGCATGGGCGATGGAGAAAGCCCAGGACTTACAGCAGATGCTGAACTCAATTATTACCGTCTCCGAAGTGGAATCGACAAGATAACCGCGCAGGTTAACTACCTGCAGGAATACATCAGGACGCAATGCCTGAAATGATCGGGCGATGAAAACCAAAAAAAACAGGAGCAATACATGACTAAGCTTTATCACCGCATCTCAACTTTTCTCTCTGGTTGCTGGGCGTTTATCACGTCTATTTCGTTCGCCATCTTTAGTTTCGGTAGCACAGCGTGCTCGCTTAGTCGGGGTCTGTGGCGTGCTATTTCAGCACTAGCGCCGAAATTTTTACCTGAAAAGGCTGTTTGGCGAATTGTAGAGCGAATGTGTAGTGAGAGCGTTCGCGAGAAGATTAACGTATTTGGACGTCATCCTCGAAATACAGGCGCATTGTGCAGTCCGTTACTGTAGTCATTACAAAGCCCATCTACGGGTGGGCTTGATAATGAAACCGGAATTTATTCTGGGTAACCAGTTACGGCAGTACAGCGATACAACCCAAGCCAGTAAGTGGGGAAATAACACTGGCAGCCACTGAAAGATGAACCTCCTGCCTTATGGCAAAAAAGATTCTTTGTGGTGGCGGACTGATGGAAAGACATCCGCTGAATCGATAACGAACAAGTGGAAGATGTTGCGATGGTTTCCGTAAACAAAGACCAGAAGGAAGGCGTTGAATACATCACTGGTGCTGATGGTGTGAAAAGGCCAATGGCTTATTACAAAGCGGCTGAAGAGAGGGCAAGAATGGAAAATATCCCTAAATGCGGCTCATTTTTCGACATGCTGAACCTTCAGCAATGGAAGTTGTGAACAACTAACAGGTCGCTCAGGCGGCCTTTTTATCGCCATCACAAAAACATCTTTAACAACCAACAAGGTCATAATTATGAACGGCCAGCAAATCGAAAAAGAAATCGTTGAGAAAGGCAAAACAGCCCCGCGAATCACTCCTCAGCACATCGAAGACGTGATTAAAAGCGAGCATTACTTTACTGCTTATGATGGACGTAATGGTGCCATTTCCAGCAACGAATATTGTGGCAGGGAAAAACCAGAAGAAGACGATCGTGATTTATCACCATTGAAGTTGCTCACTTTCTGCGTACTGGTGCTGAAGAATGGCTTCACCGTCACCGGAGAGAGTGCCTGTGCAAGCCCTGAAAACTTTGATGCAGAAATTGGTCGGAAGATTGCCCGGCAAAATGCTGTAAACAAAATCTGGATGCTCGAAGGTTACTTGCTGAAGCAGAAGATAAGCGAACAGTAGTTATTACAAAAGCCATTCCCTACAGAGTGGCTTTGATAATGGCTTATACCCTGCACGGGATAACTTAACTGATATCCCTTTTAACGGATAAACGTAGCCAATAATGGCAGAGATTATTCCCATGACTGAAGAACAGAAATTCCAGCTAGAGATTTACAAACTGGTAATGAACCAGAACGCAGCCGCAGAAGAAGCATTTCAATTCATTGGCACTGACGAGCTGAAGCTTGAGCTATTTAAAATTCACTTCCAGTCAGGCGGCGCTAATTCAGATGTCACGACCCGCACTATCGAAGCGGTGCGTAAATCGAAGGAAGCGTTAGACCTGTTCACTACCGGAGCATAAACATGGCAACTCAAGGTTTCGACAACCCATCCAAATTCCGCGATGAATGGGATAAGCAAGCAGAAGGGAAATAATCAATATGGCGACTGAGAAAAAGAATGTCGGTCGCCCTTCGGATTACCTGCCGGAGGTGGCTGATGATATCTGTGCGCTGCTTGCCTCCGGGGGAAGTCTGGTTAAGGTTTGCAAGCGCCCCGGCATGCCAGCAAAGGCTACTGTATTTCGCTGGCTGTCAGAGCATGACGAATTTAGAGACAAGTACGCGAAGGCAACTGAGGCACGAGCTGATTCTATTTTCGAAGAGATATTCGAAATTGCTGACAATGCGATTCCAGATGCTGCTGAGGTGGCAAAGGCAAGACTTCGCGTTGATACCCGCAAATGGGCGCTGGCCCGAATGAATCCCCGTAAGTATGGCGACAAGGTAACTAACGAGCTTGTCGGCAAAGACGGCGGCGCAATCCAGATTGAAACATCACCGATGAGCACTCTATTCGGAAAATGACCTCGATTAATCCTATCTTTGAACCGTTCATTGAGGCGCATCGCTACAAAGTCGCCAAAGGCGGTCGAGGTAGCGGTAAGTCATGGGCAATTGCGAGGCTGCTTGTTGAAGCGGCGCGTCGGCAGCCTGTGCGTATTCTCTGCGCTCGTGAACTGCAAAACAGTATCAGCGATTCGGTAATCCGGTTGCTTGAAGACACCATAGAGCGGGAAGGGTATTCGGCTGAGTTTGAAATTCAGCGTTCAATGATCCGTCATCTCGGAACGAATGCTGAATTCATGTTCTACGGCATAAAAAACAACCCGACGAAGATTAAATCGCTAGAAGGCATTGATATCTGCTGGGTTGAAGAAGCGGAAGCGGTAACGAAGGAATCGTGGGATATCCTGATTCCAACCATCCGTAAGCCGTTCTCTGAAATATGGGTAAGCTTCAACCCGAAAAACATACTCGACGATACCTATCAGCGGTTCGTCGTAAATCCTCCCGATGATATTTGCCTGCTGACGGTGAACTACACCGACAACCCGCACTTTCCTGAAGTTCTCCGTCTGGAGATGGAAGAGTGTAAGCGCAGAAACCCGACACTGTATCGTCACATCTGGCTTGGTGAGCCAGTAAGCGCAAGTGATATGGCAATCATCAAACGTGAATGGCTTGAAGCCGCAACCGATGCGCACAAGAAACTCGGATGGAAAGCGAAAGGCGCTGTTGTCTCTGCGCATGACCCATCAGATACAGGGCCAGATGCTAAAGGTTATGCATCGCGTCACGGTTCGGTAGTTAAGCGCATTGCCGAAGGTCTGCTGATGGACATCAACGAGGGTGCTGACTGGGCTACTTCGCTGGCGATTGAAGACGGTGCTGACCACTACTTGTGGGATGGTGATGGTGTCGGTGCAGGGCTACGCAGACAGACAACGGAAGCATTCTCCGGCAAGAAAATTACCGCCACGATGTTCAAGGGCAGCGAATCGCCATTCGATGAAGATGCGCCTTATCAGGCCGGAGCATGGGCTGATGAAGTCGTGCAGGGAGACAACGTTCGCACTATTGGCGATGTTTTCCGCAATAAGCGAGCGCAATTCTATTACGCACTGGCTGACAGGCTGTATCTGACATATCGTGCGGTTGTTCACGGTGAGTATGCAGACCCAGACGACATGCTGAGTTTCGACAAAGAAGCGATAGGCGAGAAGATGCTGGAGAAGCTGTTTGCAGAACTGACGCAGATTCAGCGCAAATTCAATAATAACGGGAAGCTGGAGCTTATGACTAAGGTCGAAATGAAGCAGAAGCTCGGTATTCCATCTCCTAACCTGGCTGATGCGCTGATGATGTGTATGCATTGCCCGGAGTCGGCTGCGCAACCCGACTATTCCAGTTACTCAATTCCTTGTGGTGTAGGTTGATATGGCAGAAAAAAAGATGACTGACTGGCATCGCAAGGTGCTGTGCAACTTTGATAATGCCTGGTCAGCAACGCAGGATATGCGTGAGCAGATTATTGAGGCTCAACGTTTCGTCCGGGTATCCGGCGCACAGTGGGAAGGCAGCACAAACGCTGGTTACTCATTTGATGAAGGCAGGTTTGAGCATTACCCGCGCTTTGAACTGAATAAGATTTCCCGTGAATGTGATCGCATCATTGGCGAGTATCGACAGAATCGCATCAGCGTTAAATTCAGACCGAAGGACGATAAGGCATCGGAAGCGTTAGCCGAAAAGATGAACGGCAAATTCCGCGCTGACTATCAGGAAACATCCGGTGGCGAAGCGTGTGATAACGCATTTGATGATGCTGTAACGGGCGGATTCGGTTGTTTCCGCATGTGTGCTGATTACGAGGATGAAATGGATCCGAGTAACGAGCAGCGACGCATCAGCCTTCTTCCTGTTTACGACCCAGCGACATGCGTCTTCTTCGATCAGGACAGCAAGCAATATGACCGCTCTGATGCTATGTGGGCTATGGAAATGTTCTCCATGACGCCTAAAGCGTTCGAGGCTGAATACCCTGATTCCATTGCGGCAAGCCTTTCTCGTGATGACACTGGTACTCAGTATGACTGGTCAACGCCCGATGCCATCTATGTTGGACGCTACTACGAAGTTCGCATAGAGAAGGTGAAGCTCACGGCGTGGCGCAATCCTGTCAGCGGAGAAACAGCAATCTATGATGAAGAGCAAATCAAAGATATTGTCGACGAGCTAACCGATGGCGCATTCGAACTGATTGGTGAGCGGACAGTGAAGAAACGCCGCGTTTATTGCGGTCTTCTGTCTGGCGCTGAATGGCTGGAAGAACCGAAGCGTATTCCGGGTGAACATATTCCTCTCATCCCGGTATATGGGCGTCGTTCATTTGTTGATAATCAGGAGCGAATCGAAGGCCACGCAGCAAAAGCGATGGATGCACAGCGTCTTGAGAACCTGATGGTTTCCATGATTGCAGATAACGCTACTCAGGCTGGCGGTGATGGCATTCCTATCGTGGATGTTGATTTCATTCCCGGTCCATTAATGAATCACTGGGCAGAGAGGAATAAGAAAAGACCTGCAGTTCTTCCCATGACCAGCAAGAAGGACAAAAACGGAACGGTCATTTCAGAGGCTCAGGTTGCTGGCTGGACACCTCCGACACAAATGCCTCCTGCTCTTGCCGGGCTATTGCAGTACACCGGAACGGCTATTCAGCAAATTACAGGTGCGTCGCAGCTTGAGAACATGCCGAGCAACGTCGCCACCGATACCGTTGATAGCATTTTTAACCGGATGGACACGCAGTCCTATATCTACATGGACAACATGGCTAAATCCATGCGCCGCGCTGGCGTTGTGTGGCTTTCTATGGCGCGTGAGGTCTATGGCAGTGATACGCCGATGCGTATCGTTAATGAGGACGGCAGCGATGACGTGGCGCTGATGACTGGTGAAGTGATTGACCGTCAGACAGGGCAGGTTATCGCGCTTAATGACCTTTCGCAGGGCAACTATGAAGTGACTGTCGATGTCGGTCAGTCGTTCGCTACTCGCCGTGATGCAACGGTTAAGTCGTTACTTTCCATGCTGGCACTTATCCCGCCAGGAACGCCGAAGCATGACCTTGTATCGTCGATGATTCTCGACAATATGGACGGCGAAGGGATGGACGACCTGAAAGAATACAACCGCAATCAGTTGCTTCTGTCTGGCGTTATCAAGCCGAGAACGCCTGAAGAACAGCAAATGGTTGAGCAGGCGAAACAACAACAGGCCAGTCAGCCAGATCCGGCTATGGTTGCTGCGCAAGGTCAGCTTCTTGCTGGTCAGGCTGAATTGCAGAAAGCGCAGAACGAGCAGGCAGCCATTCAGGTTAAAGCATTCCAGGCACAGACTGATGCTCAGGTTGCAGCGGCAAATGTTGTGAAAATCCTCGCATCTGCTGATAGCCAGCAGAAATCTGATATCCGCGAGGCTCTGAAACTGCTCGGACAGTTCCAGCAACAGCAAGGAGACAATGCCCGTGCTGATGCAGAGCTTGTCCTGAAAAGTCAGGCACAGGGCCATGCGCAGCGCATGGACATCAGCAGCATCCTGCAAAAATCAACTCAGCAACAACCACAGCAGTAATTAACCCATAACGTGCAATGGCTGTCTTTATGAGGCCTGGCACCCTATTGCCTTCCGATGGGCTGAACATCGAGTAAACAGGGGTAACAAATGGACCAGATGGCAGAAAACACACCAGAAGTTGAAATCGAAACCGACGCGTCAGAGCAGATTCCTGATGATGTCGAACTGGCTGAAGAAGTCGAAACAGAAGATGGCAGTGAGTCATCCGGCAATGATGTAGAGGAAGCTACTGAAACTGATGACGACGAATCAGAACAGGAATTCTACTTTGGTGACGAAAAGCTGGATTCGCCAACCAGCGAAGATGGCGCAGAGCATGGACTGGTAAAACACCTGCGCAAGACGATTAAAGAGAAAGACCGTGAGCTGAAAGAGCTGATGCGTCAGTCTCAGAAACCCGTCGAGCAGCAGCCGGTAATCACTCAACCACCGCGAATGCCAAAACTGGATGATGAGGACATCGGTTTCGATGAAGAAATCTACCAGCAACGCATGGCTAAGTGGGCAGAGGATAACGGCAAGTACCAGCAACAGGAGATGGCTCGCAAGCAGAAGGAGCAGGAGCTTCAGGCTGCCTATCAAGAGCGATTATCCAAATATCAGCAACGTGTTAAGGCTCTCAAAGTTCCTGGCTATCAGGAAGCTGAGCAGGCCGTACTCGAGGAAATCCCCATCGAGACACAAAACGCGATCTTGTTTGAGTCAGAGAAGCCGGAAATCGTTGTTCTGGCACTCGGTCGCAACGCTGAACTGCGCAAGCAACTGGCAGAAGCTACCAACCCCGTAGCAATTGGTCGTCTGCTGGAACGTATCGAATCGAAGGCCAGAATCATGCCAAAAGCAAAAACCACGGCAGCCACAACCCCGACAGTTAAGGGGAGCAACGGCGCAGTAATCAACAACCTCGACAAACTGAAAGCCAAGGCGCTGGAAACTGGTGACTGGACGCCGTATTTCGCCGCTAAAAAGGCAAAAAAATAACCTATCGGAGCATTAAGCATGGCTAACCAATTAGCAAAAGACCTTGAAATCATGTTCGAAAACTACGTTGAAGGCTTTGAGGCCGCCTGCGTAGTTTCCCGTAACGCTAAAAAATTCCGTCCCGGTGATACAGCAATGCAGCGAGCAGGTGATGTTCTGTATCGTCCGCAGCATTACCACATGAACATTGAGGAAGGCCTAGACCTCAGCGGCAAAACGCCAACAGCACTGGTTCAGCGCCTTGTTCCTTCTGTGTTCAAGGAGCCGAAAAACATTCTGTACACTCTGGATGCGCGTGAAATGCGTGACCCGGAACATAAAACTGAAGCTGGTCGCGCCGCAGGTATGCGCCTTGCTGCACAGATTGACTCTGACCTGATTTCCATGGTCACGCAGCGTGCTACTAACGTGATCACAATGGCTGACTCAACCACTGGTTCACAGGGCCGTGATTTGTGGAACTGTGCGGCAGGTATTGATGCCACCATGACGGCGATTGGTGTACCACAGGGTATCAACCGCCGCTCTTTCTGGAACCCCTTCAACTACAAAGACCTTGCTGGCGAGCTTGGTCACCGTGCCTATGCTCAGGGCGCAACCCTGACAGCATACGAAAAAGCGCAGATCCCTCCGGTTGCGTCCTTCGATAGCTACAAGACCGATATTTCCGGTCGTGTTCCGAAGGGTACAGCAACTTCCATTACGCTGGCAGCAGCACCTGCGCACAAGGTTGAAGCGAAAGATGCTAACGATATGCCAGTGGATAACCGACAGGGGACCATTACGGTATCTGCTGAAGGTTTGCAGGTTGGCGATGCGTTCACCATTGCAGGCGTGAATTCTGTACACCAGATTACCAAAGATACCACCGGGCAGCCGCAGGTATTCCGCGTTCTGGCAGTAAGCGGAACGACAGTGACTATCTCCCCGAAAATTCTGCCGCCTGACAACGCAGATGTCGCCAGCCGTCCATATGCAAACGTTGATGCTAACGCGGCAAATGGTGCAGCAATCACCATTCTCAACAAAAATGCCGCACCGGCTAACCTGTTCTGGGCTGATGGTTCTGTTGAGCTGATGTACGGCAAACTGGCGTTCCCGACTGGTCAGGGTCCACAGGTAATGACAGCAACCACCGAGCAGGGCGCTACGCTGATCATGTCTTACTCCTTCGACCACATCAAAGGCGTAACCACTGCTCGTTTCACCACTCTTTACGGTTGCTCTGTACTTGTTCCTGAATATACGGGCATCGTTATTGCCGGGCAGTAATTTTGGTGGGGCTTCGGCCCCATTTTTATTGGGAGAATACAATGGCACGAACAATGCTCTATAAGCCTGGCAACATGATCATCTGTGGTCAGTTTGCTGTCGATTACATCATTGTTGATGACGAAGAGGTTAAATCTCACCTGAAAAAAGGTTGGGTAAAAACTCCTGAAGAAACCGCAACGAAGCAAAAATTGGCTAAGGCGGAAGAAGATGGCGAAAACGAAGGGTGATCTCGTTCTAAAGGCTTTACGAAAAGCTGGGCTGTATTCCAATGCCACGTTGACAGATGCTGACCCTCAGGCAATTGAAGATGCCATTAATGACCTCGAAGACATGATGGCAGCATGGCAGGCTAAAGGTATCGAGCTTGGGTATCAGTTTGCTGATACAGAAAACGGCATCATGCCGTTACCGGACGATGATTCAGGTATCCCTGCATGGGCAAATGATGGCGTCGCTTTGAAACTCGCTGTGCAAGTGTGCATGGATAACGTCATTCAGCCGTCGGATGCTCTCCTGACCGCTGCTGACAGTGCATATCAGACAATCTGCATCGCTTTAACCAAAATACCACCACTTGAGCGGCGAAATGACATGCCTCGCGGTAGTGGTAACAAAAGCGCGTTTACGTGGAATCGGTTTTACATCGAGAAAGATGATCCGAGTACGTGAGGTGAATAAATGCCGATTCAGCAACTTCCGCTCATGAAAGGTGTCGGCAAAGACTTTCGAAACGCCGACTATATCGACTATCTGCCAGTGAATATGCTGGCTACACCCAAAGAAATACTCAACAGCAGCGGATATCTTCGCTCATTCCCGGGCATTGCCAAACGTTCTGATGTGAACGGAGTATCGCGAGGCGTCGAGTACAACATGGCTCAGAATGCTGTTTATCGTGTGTGTGGCGGCAAGCTCTACAAAGGCGAAAGCGAAGTCGGTGACGTCGCCGGAAGTGGTCGCGTATCAATGGCACATGGTCGGACATCTCAGGCTGTAGGCGTTAATGGTCAACTGGTCGAGTATCGTTATGATGGCACGGTTAAAACAGTCTCAAACTGGCCTACAGACAGCGGATTCACGCAGTATGAGTTAGGTTCAGTTCGCGACATTACGCGCTTGCGTGGGCGTTATGCGTGGTCAAAAGACGGCACTGATTCATGGTTCATCACTGATCTTGAAGACGAATCGCATCCTGACCGCTACAGCGCACAATATCGCGCAGAATCGCAGCCGGACGGCATCATCGGCATCGGCACATGGCGAGACTTCATCGTCTGCTTTGGTTCATCGACGATTGAATATTTCTCCCTGACTGGTGCAACCACCGTTGGTGCAGCTTTGTATGTCGCACAGCCATCACTGATGGTGCAAAAAGGCATCGCCGGGACTTACTGCAAAACGCCATTCGCTGATTCTTATGCGTTCATCAGCAATCCGGCAACAGGTGCTCCGTCTGTTTACATCATCGGATCCGGTCAGGTGTCACCAATCGCCAGCGCGAGCATTGAGAAAATTCTCCGCTCCTACACTGCTGATGAACTGGCTGATGGTGTGATGGAGTCTCTGCGATTTGATGCGCATGAGTTGCTGATTATCCACCTTCCGCGCCATGTTCTCGTGTACGACGCATCTTCAAGCGCCAATGGTCCGCAATGGTGTGTACTGAAAACAGGCCTGTATGACGATGTGTACCGCGCTATCGACTTCATTTACGAAGGCAATCAGATAACGTGCGGCGATAAGCTGGAGTCCGTGACCGGGAAATTGCAGTTCGATATCAGCAGCCAGTACGACAAGCAACAGGAACACCTGCTGTTTACTCCGTTGTTCAAAGCGGATAACGCCAGAGTGTTCGACCTTGAGGTTGAATCGTCAACTGGCGTTGCGCAGTACGCCGACCGCCTGTTCCTCTCTGCAACCACTGACGGCATAAATTACGGACGTGAGCAGATGATTGAACAGAATGAACCGTTCGTTTACGACAAACGTGTTTTGTGGAAGCGAGTCGGGCGCATCAGGAAAAATGTCGGCTTCAAATTGCGCGTTATCACGAAGTCACCTGTCACTCTGTCTGGCGCTCAGATAAGGATTGAGTAATGGCGGATTCGAATCTAAATGATCCGGTAATCATCCAGGCTACGCGGCTCGACACATCAGTCCTTCCACGCAATATCTTCTCGCAGTCATATCTGCTGTACGTTATCGCACAGGGTACTGATGTTGGTAACGTGGCGAACAAGGCCAACGAAGCAGGGCGGGGCGCTTATGACGCACAAGTCAGGAACGATGAGCAGGATGTGATTCTGGTCGGTCACGAAGAAAGAATTCGTCAGCTCCGCATTGAAGTAGATGACCATGAAATCCGTATTACTGCAAATACCAATGCAATCGCGTCGCTGGATGTCAGACTAACCACGGCTGAAGGTGAAATAGTCACCTTGCAGGCTGATGTCAGTGCTCTTGATGGTAGAGTGACGGAGGCTGAAGGAAATATTTCTGCATTGCAGGACGATTACGTATCGAAAACAGCAACAGCAACACAATCGCTGGCATCCCCCCTCAACGTAACAACATCCTATTCGGTCGGCGGCACCAAGGTTATTGGTGCTCGTCAGACAGGGTGGACAGCGGCTACAGGTACGGCTCTTCGCGGCTCATTCAACGCTAACCAGACATACACGGTAAGTGCCACATACACACGGTCTGAGGTGTCGGCTATGGCTACAGGATTGCAGCAGGCGCGGCAGCGTATCAAAGCTCTGGAAGATGCATTACGGACTCATGGGTTGATTGACTGATGATTACATTCAAACCAACGCGAAACATCGACCTGATAGAAGCAGTAGGAAATCACCCTGACATTATCGCCGGGAGCAACAACGGTGATGGATACGACTACAAACCTGATTGCCGTTACTTTGAGGTGAACGTGCACGGGCAGTTCGGCGGCATTGTTTACTATCAGGAGATTCAGCCGCTGACATTCGATTGCCACGCCATGTACCTGCCAGAGATTCGCGGCTTCAGCAAGGAAATCGGGCTGGCGTTCTGGCGATACATTCTGACTAACACCACCGTTCAGTGCGTCACATCGTTCGCCGCACGCAAATTCCGCCACGGGCAGATTTACTGCGCAATGATTGGCCTTAAGCGTGTAGGAACCATCAAGAAATACTTCAAAGGCGTGGATGACGTGACGTTTTACAGCGCAACACGCGAAGAACTAATCGACTTCCTTAATCACGGGAGATAGCCATGTTATATGCATTTAAGCTGGGCAGAAAACTGCGCGGCGAGGAACCTTATTGCCCTGAAAAAGGCGGGAAAGGTGGCAGTTCTGATAAAAGCGCAAAGTATGCAGCAGAAGCTCAGAAGTATGCCGCAGACCTGCAAAATCAGCAGTGGCAGACGATCATGAAAAACCTTGCTCCGTTCACGCCGCTTGCGGAGCAGTATGTTAACCAGCTTCAGAATCTTTCCAGTTTAGAAGGACAGGGGAAGGCACTTAACCAGTACTACAACTCTCAGCAGTACAAAGATCTTGCTGGTCAGGCTCGTTACCAGAGTCTTGCTGCTGCGGAGGCGACGGGTGGACTTGGTTCGACAGCCACAAGCAATCAACTGGCTACGATCGCGCCGACTCTCGGTCAGTCTTGGTTATCAAACCAGATGAGCAATTACAACAATCTGGCAAACGTTGGGCTTGGTGCGCTGCAAGGTCAGGCAAACGCCGGGCAGACGTACGCCAACAACATGAGCAGCATTGCACAGCAAAGCGCAGCTCTTGCCGCTGCTAATGCCAATAAACCATCAAGTCTTCAGACTGCAATTAGCGGTGGCACGTCTGGTGCGATTGCCGGTGCAGGTCTTGCCAGCCTTTTGGGAACATCAACACCTTGGGGCGCTGGCATTGGTGCTGGTATCGGATTGCTTGGCTCGTTGTTTTAAGGGGTAATCATGGCTACTTGGCAAGGATCAAATGGCGGATTGTTGGCTGGTATCGGCGGCGTCAACTCAAACGCTCCGAGCGTAAATGACATCGGCAATACGCTTCAGCTTATCAGGCAGAACAATGATATTGAGCGTTCAGGCGCTAACAATGTTGGGCTGACTGCTTTGCAAGGCCTTTCAGGTATTGCGGGGGTGTTTCAGCAGGAAAAGCAGGCTCAGCGGCAGAAAGAATTTCAGCAGGCATACGCTAATGCTTATGCGTCTGGTGATCGCGGTGCTTTGCGTCAGTTGGCCACTCAATATCCAGACCAGATTGAATCCGTTCGTAAAGGCATGGGATTCATTGATGAAGAGCAGCGTAATTCTATCGGCACCTTAGCGGCTGGCGCACGCCTTGCGTCATCGTCTCCAGAAGCAATGCAATCATGGCTGCAAAACAACGCCAATGAGCTGGCGCGCGTCGGTGTTGACCCTAATAACGTTGCTCAGATGTATCAGCAGAACCCTTCAGGATTTGGTGAGTTTGTTGATCACCTTGGGATGGCTGCGCTTGGTCCGATTGATTACTTCAATGTTCAGGACAAGATGGCTGGTCGTGAAATTGACCGAGGCAGGCTGGCAGAGACAATCCGCAGCAATCAGGCTGGTGAAGCACTTCAGGCGAGAGGGCAAAACCTTTCCTATCAGTCAGCAATGACTGGGCACAATATCGCAGCACAACGCTTGGCTCTGGATCAGCAAGAGTTCGGGTTTAAGATGCAGCAAGCGCAGGAAAAGGCTCAGCAGTTGATTAGCGAAGCACCTAAGCTGTCAGTAAACATGGAAAAAGGCATCGAGACGGCTGTAAACAATGCCACAGCATCATCAAACTCAGCCAATTCCATGAGTGCGCTTGCTCAACAGTTCAGAGCAGAAAAACCAACGACCGGTTTGTTCGGTAACGCACAGAACATGTTCGCAAAACTTACCGGAAGCGATACGACATTGCGTGATTTGCGCATTCGCCAAAATGCCCTTGTTAACAGTCAGGTTCTTAAATTCCTACCTCCCGGCCCAGCAACGGATAAAGACGTTGAGATCGTTCGACAGGGTGCGCCAACTGACATGGATAACCCTGAGACGGTCGCAAGATGGCTTGATGCAATGGCAAACCTTGAGCGACGAAACGCGCAGTTTAATGAGTTTAAAGCTGAGTGGATGAGCGCGAATGGCAACCCTGGACAATCGCGTAATGGCGGTCAGATATTGGGGTTGGATGTTAAAAAAGGTGAATCATTGGGGAGTGCCGTTAAGCGGTATATGTCAATGAATACTGACGCAGCGCCAGCACAAGATTCGACACCTTCAGGAGAACCACGGAATCAGGTTGGATCATATACCTCAAAATCAGGCATTCAATTTACGGTGGAATGATGAAAGTAACTGCAAACGGTAAGACATTTACCTTTCCTGATGGTACGAGCACCGAAGATATTGGCACCGCCATTGATGAGTATTTTGCTGGTCAGGCTGTTCAGCAACAAACAGTTAATCAGGCCAATAATGCACCAACACGGGAAGAACCATCATTGATGCAACAAGCTGGCGATTGGCTCACTGGTGGTCAAAGTGCAGGGCAAATTGCAGAACAGGCTGGTCGTGGTCTGGTAAACATACCATTTGACGTATTGCAGGGCGGCGCAAGTCTGATTAATGCAATCAGTCAGGGGCTTGGTGGACCCAAGGTTTTGGATGATGTTTATCGTCCAGTAGACAGACCGACAGACCCCTACGCGCAATCCGGTGAAACAATTGGTGGGTATTTAGTTCCAGGAGTTGGAACGGCAGGAAGCATGGCTATTGGATCACTGGCAGAGGCCGCAAATCAGAAAGGCGATTTCGCACAAAATGCAGCTAAAAATGCCGGAGTTAACCTTGCCGCTCAGGGTGTTCTTTCCGCAGCAGCAAAGGGAATAGGGCGTGGAATAACGGCTATAAAAGGTGATATTGCGCCAGAAGTGGCGAAGAAAATTGCCACATCAGAATCGATGGGCGTGACACCAATGACATCTGATGTTATCCCGCCGAAAAATGCTTTCACTCGCGGCCTAACTCAGGATGCCGAGGGGGCTTTGCTCGGGACAGGCTCAAAGCGAGCGGAGCAATATGCAACGCGTAGTAAGCTGGTAAGTAATTATTTTGACCGTTTTGGTGAGTACAACCCTGATGATGTGGTGAAATCTCTTACCACCACGTTAAGGGGGCGGAAGGATGCCGCTGGCGCTGTTATCAATGACGTCACCAATAAAATGGGTAATGCCGCAGTTGATACCACAAATACCATGAATGCTCTGAATACAGCGATCGCAAGACAGGAACGGCTTGGGACGTCTGCCAATCAAAGCCTGCTTACATCCTTGCGTAACCTACGTGAAGAATTAGCAAACCCTGCAACTGATTTGGATGTTACGTTTGATCTCTTGCGTCAGCACAGAACAGCATTTAGATCTAATGTTCAGGGAGATGCTATGGTCTTCCCCAACCAGGCAAAAGCAGCTACCAATATGGTAGAGAATGCAATGTCAAAAGACCTTCGTAACGCAGTTGCTAAAAACCTCGGTGCATCAGACGCAGCAAAATACCTTAAAGCAAATTCCGATTATGCAAACGTTTATAATAAGGTGCTTAATAAAAACATTGCCAACAAGCTCAACAAGGCAAGCAGTGAAGCCAGTCCTGAACTTATAAATACCGTTGTATTAAGCAGAAAACCATCTGACGTGAAACGAATCTGGAGCGCACTGGATGATAAGGGGAAAGATGCTATGCGTGCAGCTTACGTCAGCAAAATAGCGGAAAAGGCCGGGGACTCTCCAGCCAAGTTCATCACTGAAGTTAATAAGCTGAAATCTCAGTCAGGCGGTGAAATTTACAACACTATTTTTTCTGGAAAGCACATGAAAGAGCTTGATGCTCTTCATGAAGTTCTACAGCAAACAGCAAGGTCAGACACCGCAAATGTAGTAACTCAGACTGGGCAATCGCAAGCCAACAGGATAAGGACGATTGGCGCAACTGCGACCCTTGGCGTATCAATGGGGCTTGAGGCTGGTTTTGGTGCAATGATGCGCTTGTATGAGTCCAAAGCAGCAAGGAATGCTCTCTTACGTCTGGCAAACACTAAAACTGGAACGCCAGCTTATGAAAGAGCGCTAAATAATGCTGCAAATGCGATACGCCCTATACTTTCAAGCCAAATTACAGCAGAACAGCAATAAAAGATAAGATATAACTACCTGATATTACTGCTACTGTTGCATGTTACCGTGTTTCCAAATCCTGAATTGCAGTTTGTATATGTGTCAACGCGTGTTGGGTAAGGTTGAGTTATAACAGGCTGGCGCGCTTTTTGCTCGATCGCTTGCATTGTGTTTACAGCCTGATAATTCAATAAAGCCTGCTGGAATGCTTGGCTTTGTGCTATTTGTTGGGCTTGTTCTTGGCTTTGTAATTGAACATAAAGATTCTGAAGCTCAAGTCTTGCCTGTGCGTCACTTATCTTGCCTTCATCGACACCTTGCCCGAGCATCTTTGCAGCAAGGACATACAGCTTAGGTGTTGGTGCTGATGCCATGCGTGAGTCGTTCTTCACACTGGCATCAAGGCAATTAGCCATATCGCTAAGCTTTTGATAGCGTTGTTCGCAACTTGCTTGATAGTCACTTACTTTTGCGCATCCAACCAGCAGAAGCGGGATAATTAACAGTGATTTTTTCATATGGTTAACTCTCCTTAGTTTTTCACAGGATATCATGAAGGCAATGCCATTTTAGCCGGAAACTAGATTTCTATGTTTCCTTTTTATTATTGCTATACATGGTCTTAAGCGTATCAAAGACAATTTTCTTAACCATATCAGATTGTTGTTCTGCCATACGCTCTGCATCGTCAATGTAAACTGATGCAGAGCTTTGTTTAGCCAATGATTCTTCAATCGCTGCAATTATCTCTGAGTTCAGCGACCTGTTATTCATCTTCGCACGCTGCTTAATTTTCGCGTGGAGTTCATGCGGAAGTCTCAAGTGAAACTGCGCCTCGTCGTATTTGCTGTACATCCTTGATGCCTCACCAGTTGGGTGGAATGGCATCGTAACCTACTGGATAAACACTCAATAGTACCATTTTGGTATGTAATGAATCTCAATCATATCCACGCTGAGTCTATTACTTGCATTTGGAGCCCTTAAATGTCAGAGACGTCACAGTCAATTCTTGTAAATATGCCAATGAGTCTGTACACAGCATCGCGTTCATTCAAAGCTATTTCAAATGGTAAAATATATGTAGGTATTCCTGACACAGACCCTGTATATCCTGAAAATCAGGTTCCAGTATATATCGTTAATGAGAGTGGAAATAAGATACAGATTCCACAACCGATTGTTATAAACTCCGGTGGTCATCCTGTTTATAATGGTCAAATAATAAATAAAATAATTACAGATGAACAATATAGTCTTGCTGTTTACGACTCTTATGGTTCTCAGGAATATTATTTTGACAATGTGGTAAGGTATGATCCTGAAGCATTAATGCAATTATTGGCTGGCAAGGAAGGTTATTCGTACATAGGGGAGTTGCAATCAGCTGCTGACTTCTTTGGTCTTGTTAAAAACGACGGCGCTCGTGTAAAACTACGTAGTTGGTATGCTGGTTGGAGTGTAACTACATATGGAAAGCCAAAAGGTGGTGGTGAGTTTATCTTCCAGGCTAATGTTCCGAAAGCTAAGCATGACGGCTGCATATACTTCAGCCCGACCGTGCCTTACAGCACAAATCTTTCATCATATGTTACTGGTCAGGGTGAAACTGATCCTACCGGGAGTGGCGTGTGGGTGAGAGATATTGGTGATGCCACACATATTCATACTGATTGGGCTGGTATTGGAGATGGATCAACATCCACATCTTCATCCGCGCATAGTGATGCATTACAAAATGTCTTCAATGCAGCGGCAGCCTTAGGTAAACATGTTCAGCTTGGGTATGGGTTTATCCACTTAGAAAAAGCTGTGAGTATGCCAGCTTTTTTTGACAATACGTCAGCCATGCCGCGGATTGAAGGATACGGCATAAACAGCAGTTACTTTATATGCACCCCGTTGGGTACTGATACATATAACATCACGTGCATGTTGGATAGTTTTACCCAAACTTGGGGTATGAAAGACTTCCAGATTCGAGAGAAAGGCCTTACCAAAACTGGCTATTTAATGAAGTTGGGCCGCCTGACAGGGGCAGTAATTGAGCGTGTCAAATGGGCGGGGGGATACCAACAACTTCTTGCGCAAAGCGTACTGTCATGCACATGGATTGAGCCATGCTGGTTTAGTGGCTATCGTGGGGCGAAGTTTGAGGCAGGGGGAACGGTTGGTTCTGGTTATGCCAACCCTAACGCTAACAGATTCATTCGCCCACAGATTCTTACTATGGAAAACCAGGGTTTATGGATAGTTAACGCTACACAATTCCAAATTGATGGCGGTAGCATTGAAGGGTGTGGTTCTCCGGGGGACACTACATTCCGTGGGTTCTACGTGCAGGGTGGAGGTTCTGACGGCACCGTCGGGTTAGTAGTAGATGGGTTGTATGTGGAAACTGTTAGTGGATACCCGTTCTACATAACCCATAGCAACAACCGCTCTATCAAGCATGTTATTTCAAATAGTAACTTCAACAATAACGATACGCAGTATCCTGTTAGCCAAGTAATAGTTCTTGGTGGTAATTATAGTTACCCGTCAGGGGTAACTATGACTCTGGAGATGCGTGGTAATACCTGCCTTGGGGTTGGCTATACGGCAAGCGCATCGAGGCCAGATGTTAGTATAAGTGGATATTCCGCCAATGAGCAGGCTATTTTTATCGATTATGATAACTTATGGATCCCATCACAATCACCGGTTGTGGATGCTACTGTTAAATGGAAAAGCTCTCCTGACTTCGCTTTTGGTGTGAGCGTTGTTGGTGCGACTGGAGCAATGGGAAACAGGAGAAATATACTCAGTGTTACAAGGGGAGCGACTGGGGTTTATACAGTAAATGCAAATCATGATATAGCAAACGTGGCTGTAGAAATAACTACTGTAGGGGTACCAGGATACGGAATAATAGGTGGTTATCCTACCGCAAACTCATTCGTTGTAAGGATGTACAATACTGCAGGCGCTCCCACTGACATAGATTTCATAGCATTAGGAAAAGACTATAGAGCAAGATTTAACGCTACATAAAATCCCCCCCCAGGATAACTGTGGGGGGGGGGATGTTTACTTATAAATTCCTGATGCTACCTTATCCAATATAATTGATAGTACTATAAATATCATTAGGTCAAATGAAAAGTTCATTGCAAAAAGATGCTTGTCTAAATCTCTATATCCTTCGCCAATGAAGCTAATATAAAACTGAGAGATGCTAAAAGCAGATAATGTAAAGATTGCAACAGAATATTTTTTTCGGATAAAAATCAGTGATGCTATCATGGCTATAAATGCAACAGGAATCCTCACAGTTGATAGAGCAGAGTCTTTTATTTTTTGAACTTCATTCAAAAAAACACTCTTACTTATTATTAGCTTATTTTCCTTGAAGACATGGAAGTAATCTTCAGTTAATTGGGTTCGAACTCCAGAATCAAAAGGAAGAAGGAGGAACATGGAAGGTTGCTTTAGCATCAAAAGCAAAGAATCCTTCAATCCCCTTTCTTTATTTTTTGCGAAGCAGGCTCCAGCATCTTTTGTGGTAACAGCTCCCTTATCCAAATCAAATTTATTTCCCCATGCATCAACACCAATGCATTCGTCCACGGCCCACGATGGATTTTCTTTTCCATTGCTTTTATTGTATAGCAAAGTCCCGAAATAAAGGGAGTGATAGCTGTTATTTTTAGTTGCGCTTGGCGAGAAAAATGAAAATGACAATGCAATTATCGTCGCAATTACCATAGCTAAGTGAAATTTTTTATCTCTTATGTCAATAAATATTATTGAAATTAAAGAAATTAAAATGGGAATATAGAAGAACTGAGATTTTGATGTGGCGATTAGCGCTGCGCATGCAACTAGTAATACTTTATCAAACCTTGATATTTCTTTTTTAAGAATTATATAAGTAATTACCGGAAGTAAAGTGATTACTATTTGCTCCTGATAAAATGCTGTGAATTGTGAAAGTATGGAAGGAGTAAATAGCAATAATGCTGATACCGGAAATAAAAGATAAGAATATTTTTTATTGTTTATTTCTACAAATAGTTTATATAACGCACAAATATACACGATTTTGGAAAGAGATGACCATAACCTAAGATCAAATGTGTGTGTGAATATCGATATAACATAAGCGTATAAATAAAGAATATAACTAAATGAGCTTTTATACTCATAGTTCACAATTGAACTGAAATTTTCCTTCAGGGTATAAAGTAATGTGCCATCATGTGAGAACTGTCTGATCCCATTCATGAAAGGTGTTATGGCCCTATCGAAGTCGCCATTATTCATCATCCATATGTCAATTGACTCCTTGCACAGTAATGCACAAAAAATTGCAAGGAATACATACCTTATTCTTTCAGCCATTTTATTTCTCTTTTAACAAGTAGCGAGGTCTCTGTTTAACTTCGGTATAAATCCGGCCAATGTACTCGCCCAAAACTCCGATACCAATGAGCTGCACACCACCGAGAAAAAGTATTGATACCAGCAATGATGGATAACCGCGCACAGGATTCCCGAATGCAAGCGTATCAATGATCATCCAGGCACCGTACAGGAAAGCCAGGCCTGCAACGAACAGGCCAATGTACGTCCACATGCGTAACGGAAATGTTGAGAAGCTGGTAATCCCTTCAAGCGCCAGGTTCCAGAGCTTCCAGCCATTAAACTTAGTGCTGCCAGCAACACGCTCAGCGCGAGCATATTCAACAACATCTGTACTCCCACCAACCCAGCTCAATACTCCTTTCATGAACAGGTTGCGTTCAGGCATGAGTTTGATGTTTTCGACCACCTCGCGAGACATTAGCCTGAAATCTCCAACATTTTCCTCGATCTGCGGGTTGCTGATTTTGTTATGCAGCTTATAGAACCACTCGGCGGTTTTCCTCTTCAGTCTGCCATCAGTTGAGCGGTCAGATCGTTTAGCAAGCACCATGTCAGCACCTGCCTGCCACTTTTCAATAAGATGAGGAATAACCTCAATCGGGTCTTGCAGGTCAACATCAATAGGAATCACTGCATCACCAGTTGCATGCTCTAATCCTGCAAACAATGCTGGTTCTTTACCAAAGTTGCGTGTAAATGACAGCGGAACAACTAGCGGATCAGAAACAGCCAGAGCGTTAATGATTGACTCCGTAGCGTCTTTGCTGCCGTCATTTATGAAAACAATTTCAACTTCATGTGGCTTCAACTTTTCGAATTCACGTACCGTTTTATAAAAAATTGGTATCGCTTCTTCTTCATTGAAGACAGGAACCACAAGAGATATCTTCATTTCGCATCCCTAAAGACAATAAACTTTGAATAGACGAAACCGCACACCAGGCTGATGGCGGAGAAGGTGATAAGAGTGACAATTGGAGGAAGTGCGCATCTATCAGCGGCCCATCCAACAGTAGCACTCAGTGTTCCCATGAACCCGGCATATAACATGTAGCGCATCGTTGTAGTCGATGCTTTGAATGTGAATTTTGCATTCGCGAAGAAGCTAAAGCTCACAGCCACAACGAAACCTGCGAAGTTTGCCAGAGCCTGATTGGTATGCGCGACATAGATACATACACCAAAAACCACCCAGTGTATAAGTGTGTTCAGCACACCAATCGAGGTGTACTTTGCAAATAGCTTTAACATTTCTTCTATCAGCTAATAATCAAAGGCATGAAGTCTATCATCCAAGTCTCAATCGATCGATGACTTGCTGTGGTTGATGAGACAAAACTGATGCACACAAAGCTTTGCACTGGATTGCAAGGCTTTGTGCTATTCGATAGTTGTTAAGGTGGATCACTACGGCTTTTCATCAATCCAGTCCGCCCACCACTGCATCATTTCTCTGCGCTTAATGTAGCGGATGCCTCACTATCACATAGTGATGGTTCATTACTGCTTTGTAGAATGGATAGGGAACTGAGGATAAAAAGATATCCCAAAACCCCAAAATCTCATCTTTAGGATTTGCAGAAAGGGAGGCGTGAACAGATACCTGCGCATGAAGACGGAACTAGTCCAGATGTGATATTTGTGGTGATCACATACATCATCAACGATGCTCGTTATGGTGAGTTTGATGACTACCCGCTGAAGTGAAAATAGTGTTGTGTACCAAATTGCGTACCAAACTAAAATCACAAATCATGAAACCCTTGTTCATGGCGGTTCTCAGGGGTATTGCGCGTAATCGTGAAACAAAAAGGTAGATTGTTGCTTACCGTCATTCATCATTAGGTTAAATCCGTTATTTCTGCTGTATGCCAGAGTACCAAATATCACAACGCTAATCAGCTTTAGAGCGACAATTTGGCAGCGTGTGGAAACAGATAATGTCAGATTAAAATGAGATAAATGTCACATTTTCTTGCACTTTATTCCAGCCAGTTCATCAGGATTTCCGTAAAAAGAACAGCTATTTGAAACTCCTGAGGATTTGCTGTTGAAACGCCGTCTTGTTATTGCTGCTTCTTTGTTCGTTTTTAATTTATCGTCTGCTTTTGCAGCAGAAAATATTCCTTTTTCACCCCAGCCTCCAGAAATTCATGCGGGGTCATGGGTATTGATGGATTACACAACCGGACAGATCCTCACGGCGGGTAATGAGCATCAACAACGTAATCCTGCCAGCCTGACTAAGCTGATGACTGGCTATGTCGTTGATCGTGCTATCGATAGTCATCGCATTACACCAGACGATATTGTCACTGTGGGGCGTGATGCGTGGGCAAAAGATAACCCGGTATTTGTCGGTTCTTCACTGATGTTTTTGAAAGAGGGGGATCGCGTATCGGTACGTGATTTAAGCCGTGGATTAATTGTCGACTCCGGCAATGATGCTTGTGTTGCGCTGGCTGATTATATTGCTGGTGGGCAACGGCAGTTTGTTGAAATGATGAACAATTACGCCGAGAAGTTGCATCTAAAGGATACGCATTTTGAAACGGTACATGGTCTGGATGCGCCGGGTCAGCATAGTTCAGCCTACGATTTAGCCGTACTTTCGCGCGCCATCATTCATGGTGAACCTGAGTTTTATCATATGTACAGTGAGAAAAGCCTCACCTGGAACGGCATCACCCAGCAAAACCGTAACGGCTTATTATGGGATAAAACCATGAATGTCGATGGCCTGAAAACCGGACATACTTCCGGGGCCGGGTTTAATCTCATTGCTTCGGCTGTGGATGGTCAGCGTCGACTCATTGCGGTGGTGATGGGGGCTGAAAGCGCAAAAGGTCGTGAAGAAGAGGCGAGAAAGCTACTGCATTGGGGACAACAGAACTTTACTACGGTGCAAATTTTACATCGTGGGAAAAAGATTGGCACAGAACGCATCTGGTATGGCGATAAAGAAAAGATTGCGCTTGGAACCGAACAAGAGTTCTGGATGGTGCTGCCAAAAGCGGAGATTCCGAATATCAAAGCAAAATACACCCTTAATGATAAAGAACTGACCGCGCCAATTAATGCCCATCAGCAGGTTGGGGAAATTGAACTTTACGATCGGGATAAACAGGTGGCGCACTGGCCGCTGGTCACCCTGGAATCCGTCAGTGAAGGCGGCATGTTTTCCCGGTTGAGCGATTATTTCCACCATAAGGCCTGA